AGCTATAAGTAAGACGATGGATACATTGATGGTAAAAATGTTTGACGATCGTGAATGCCCAGTGAAATTAAAATACGTAAAGGCTGTTTTTGATAACTATAAATCCAAATGATATATAAACTAAGACCATATCAAGAGGATTGCGTTAAAAGCATCTCTGATTACATAAACTCTGATAGACATGATCCGGTATTGATCGTAGGGCCTGTAGGTTGCGGTAAATCGATCCTCATAGCAGAAGCGGCTAGATTGATGGGAGACAAGACAATAATATTACAACCATCAAAAGAATTGCTACAGCAGAATTATGATAAGCTTACATCATATGGCATACCGGCTACCATCTATTCCGCCTCCTGTGGCAAGAAAGAGCTGTCTAACATGATATACGCCACGTTAGGGTCTATCAAGAAGGTTGTTGGGCAGCTTAAGGAGATGGGAATCAGAAATGTATTGATAGATGAGGCTCATGCCGGATACAGTCCTGAGGACGGCAGTGAGTTCATGACATTCATGAATGAGCTGAAGCCGAGAAAGGTGATAGGGTTTACAGCCACGCCATGTAGACTTAAAAACATGTCGATAGGACAGATATCATATTCCCAACTTAATTTCATCACTCGTATGAGACCGGTATATTTCAAGAACCTGATTCACGTGATACAGGTAGAGGAGATGATAAGGCAAGGATTTTGGACACCTCTTAAATATGAGACATGGGATTTCAATGGAGATGCCCTTAAGCTTAATTCTAACGGCTCCGAATATACGGCTGAGTCTATTAGTGAGGCGGTGAGAAAAAATGGCTTAAACAACCTTATTTTACGCCGATTGATGATATTAAAGAATAGCTGTAAGTCTATATTGGTATTTATGGATTCTGTTGAGAGCTGTAATACGGCCGCCGAATGGATAAACGCCAAGATATGCGCTGGCATGGCGGAGGTAGTTCACGGAGGCACGCCAAAGAAACAACGGGAGGCTATAGTCGAGAGGTTCAAGTCAGGTGGGACGCAGGTGGTGTTCAACTATTCCGCCCTCGGAACCGGATTCGATCATCCCGGACTGGACTGCGTGGTATTCGGTAGACCTACGTTCTCGTTCTCTACATGGTACCAAGCCATTGGTAGAGCCGTGAGAATCAAGGATGGAAAGGATAGTGCGATGGTGGTTGACTGCTGCGATAACTCTTCGAGATTCGGCGATATACGGGGTCTTAGCATAGAGAACTACAAGGGATATGGATGGGGGATGTTTATCGGCGATAAACTAATCACTAATATCCCGATGGGGGATAAGGTAACGAAAACGGATATGGATATCAAGGCCGCCAAGAAAGACCGAAGGAGGGGGCTGGCGCAGGGCATTACCGCCTCCCCTGTACCCGGGAGGCCGGATCATCCCCTTGGCTCTACGGTAATGACATTTGGAAAGTATAGTGGGTGGATGTTACATTCGATCCCAGTATCGTACTTCAAATTCATAAACGAGACATTTGACTGGGATAATGATAGAAATAAGGAGATAAAAGAATACATAGATTTTTTAATTAAAAACAATAGATTATGACAGGATGTATATATCATGAGGCTGATCTTGACGGAGTAATGTCAGCGGCTATAGTAAAAAAGTATTTCAAAGGTAACATTGATCTTCTTCCTTACAATTATGGCAAGGAAATACCTGACGTGAATAAATATGATAAGGTATTTGTAGTTGACGTGTCATTTGGAAACAGAACAAGATTCCTTTTCGATGAGTGGAAGGATAAAGGTACAGATGTCATATGGATAGACCATCATAAGACAGCCATAGACGATATGAGGGATTACGAGGTAAAGGGCAAGAGGTGTATAGGGACGGCGGCCTGTGAGCTTACGTGGGAATATCTTTTCGATGACATCAAAACTCCTAATGTGGTAGAATTATTGAGTGCTTATGATGTATGGGATCATGACCGGTTCGAGTGGAGTGATGTCATGGCGTTCCAATACGGGATGAGGGGATATTGCGGTCTTGATGTAGACATTGTTAAGAATGTACTAGATAAAGCCGATAACAACTTAGTGAATGATATGATAAATAACGGGGAGGCTATAATAGAGTATATAGTAGAGAAAAACAGAGGGGAGATGAATATGTTCTCATTCGAGGCTGATGTATTTGGGTACAAGGCTATATGTATGAATACCACGGAGTTTAACTCTACTACATTTGAATCTATGTATAACCCTAAGAGACATGATCTGATGATGCCATTTTGCTGGAACGGAAGATTCTTTAGATGTTCATTCTATACCACCAAAGAGGAGGTGGATGTCTCGGCGCTGGCACATAAAACCTATCCCGGGGGAGGAGGTCATAAGGCGGCGGCAGGCTTCCAGCTTAGCGCAGAGGATATGATGGAGTTTTTGAAAACAAAGAAAATGTTATGATTGGACTAGGATCTACCTTTATAATAATGGCGTGTTCTATCTATTTGATGGTAGAAGGAAATGAAAAGAATGATTCGACTAAATTTTATGGAGGGATAATAGCAGCGATCTTATCTATCTTTTTGATGTGTTTAGTAATACAAAATATAAAAAATACAGAAAATATGGGGAAAATATACAAATTCAAGAGACTTAACGAAATGAAGCTAGACGATTATGGCTTCGGTTTGTTCGAGTACAATGGCGCTCTTTATTTCAAGGAGGCAGATGAGGGGAAATGCTTTGATGTAAGGAGCGGGAATGAGGTTATTATCGGGAAAGATAAAATTGTAACGACCTTGGAGGATTAATCATGAGAAAACTTGACGACACCAACAGGACAAGGAAGAGGAGCGTACGGCACTCGTGGGTAAAGGCAGGCCCGGGGATCCAACGCTGCGCTATTTGCGGGATTACGAAGCAAAGCGAGTGGAGGGACGGGAAGACCTCGCATTGCGTATATCTATCATCTGGTGAGCTTTATTCTATGACAGGAGAGACACCGGAATGCAGGGATCTTAGTGAATTTTATTAATAAAACAAAAAGGAGTTTGAAATGAAAGAGGAATTTAGCAAATACGACAAGGTTGTTTATGATGGTGAGGTATTTGAGGTACTTGAAACCGCCGACAATACGGGGATAATGAAAATAGAACCGTTATTTGATGAGACATATAAATTTATTTGGGTTGATGAGGAGATGGTTGTCTCGTTAAGCAGGGCTATCAAGTTAAGGCTTATTGATGATGAGACGGCAGATGAGGCGATGAATTTCGGGAAGCCAAAAATAGGAGACGCAGTGGTGGAAAGCGGACCGCTTGTAGGGAAAGACGGCAGCGGCAAGGACGACCGGGCCGACGGCAAGCTTCGGTGGGATCTCCTTCCTTTGGCTGAGATAGAGGATATCGTGAGGGTATATACGGAGGGGGCTAAGAAATACGCCGACAATTCATGGCAGAATATACCTGATGGATTTGAGAGATATAGAGCGGCTTTACTTCGCCATATGACGGCGTACATGAAAGGCGAGAGATATGATAAGGAGACAGGGCTGATGCATTTGGCACAAATTTGTTGGAACGCCATAGCGTTATTATATTACGATAAACATAACAAAGGGTTAATAGAATGGAAGGATCAGGAGAAATAATAGTAGACGAGAAATTAAAAGCTATTGACAAAAGGACTGGTAGGTACATTAATGTGATCGCACGTACTATTGACAATGGTACTTCATTCCCGATAGTTAAGTACCTTGATAAGAATCGTAAGGAGCTGAATTATGATTGTGTAAGGCATCTTAATTTTGATATAGACATAGATTGGGAGTTGAGAAGATATCAGATCGTAAAAGATTTATTGTCCAACGATTTTGATGGGAGGAGGTTGAGTGTAGATGAGGTAGATAACGCTATATTTACAGCGGATTTAATTATTAACAAATTAAAAACTATTTAAAAATGGTAAGAATTGATTTTTTCACGAAGAAAGACGCTGAGTACAGCGATTACATGCGATATATTATCGCCAACACGTTACAGGAGTATGAGGGTGAGGTCACGTTAAACCAGATCCCGGAGAACAAAACCACGGATGAGGAGATATCCAAGTACGGTATAGAGGTATATCCTACTATTATCGTCAGTGGAGATAATATGGATGGCTTTAATAAACTTGAGGGGATGTGCAGAAAGGCTGATCTTATTAACGTCATGTCATTATACGACAAGAAATAGGCTTATGACGATAAGGGATAAATATTTTGGCTGGAAGAATATATTCTTTGATAGGTTCGTGCATTGCTGTAATGAAGAAAGCGACCAACCACAAGGGAGCAATATACCTCTAGCCAAAATAAATTTCGATAACAAGACAGGATACGTGGAGGACGGGACTATTAACATAGCCGAGCTTCTTCAATATCTTTGGATAAATAATAAGGTCTATGGGTGTGAATATGCGCCCATAGATATATCTTCTGCCTTGCAAACATTGATCAGATTGACCGAGAACGCTAAACATATGTTTGAGGATCAACCGGGTATATATGACATGATCCCATATAGAGGTTTTTTTCTTAGAGATGATTTTTCATCCGGGAAAGATTATTCACTTGATTTGGATAAAATAGTGAGCGGGATGGGAGGATGGTATGGGGAGGATGAGGATCCTTGTTATTCGATGTTCGTCAGCCAAGACCAGATATGGAACTTGAACCCGATATTGAAGGTGTTAGCTGATGAAGGGTCTATTCTAGCCAAAGAACTTGGATATGATATAAACTCATATGTCAGCGATAATGGATACACGATATACAACCCATACCTTTCATGGATCAATCATTACTATCATTATTGCCCGACATTTAACGAGGATAAATTAAAGCCTTGGGATAGGGTAGAGGATAGGAAAAATAAGTTCAAGATGACGGATAAGGTTAAGAGAGGCGCCAATAACTGGTACTATTCAGGCGGAACTATATCTTGCGTAGATAGCTTCTTGGGGAAAAGATACAGAAAGAACCTGCGAACCTTTATCTATCGTGGAATAGTATTCTTCCTTGACCGGATATGGCATACGCCTTTATTTGAGAAGATGGGTGTGAAAATGAAATACAACGCTTATTACTGTTATGCCGCTACCTCCGGTATTTGGTACAATAAAGGATTCAAGAAAAGGCTAGCCAAGAGATTTAACGAGTCTTTACGTGGCGGAGGGGATCTGTTCGGGGCTAACCTAGCCTGCATGGTCTGTGACCGGCGGGATATCGATTGGGAAGCGCTTCGTCTTTGGCTTGACAAGTATGACGAGCCTACTGATAAGGGTATGGTGAATAGCCCTATCCAATTTATGTATTTATATTTATATTACGCTTTTAACAAATAACTTGAAATGAAGAAGATAAATGACTGGGTTATAAGGACATTTGGGTTGAGAGGTTCATGGAGCTGGGCTAAGAAGCAGATGTTAAATGGAGCGATCATTAAACGTAAGGCTACTATAGGGACATATAAAATAACTGTTGATAATGACAAGAATCAGTTGCTTGTAGCTACATGGGATCATCTAGATCAAAGTCCTGTATGGGAAAGGTGTCCGCATAGTTTATTAGATGAAGATGCGGTTGATTATTTTGTCACAGCTCATAAGGAATTATCATATGGGGGCATAAAGATCAGGATGAAAGATGAATTTAAGGATTAAGCGTGAATTTCCCTGACTTTAGGCGTGAGTAGTTCACTTGTAACGATAAAATATTAAAAGCATGAAAAAGATTACCGATAAAGACGTAGAGGCTCTTAAAGCCGGGAAGAAGGTGACAAAAGGCTTTATCCATATGCAGTTGGATGATAAGGGGAGATTGAACATGTGGGCTGATATCAATATAACTGACAAATATAGGGACTTTGAAATAGACGCTAGCAAATTGTTTGATCATGGGATTCTTACTGAAGAATATGATAAACTTAGAATTATAAACATACATTAGCAAGGTAGAAGAATATGAGAAGAAGGATGATAGGCGGTCAAACCGTTTCAAACGGTATATATATCTTACACACCAATGGCAAGTTATATACTAGTGATAAATGGAATTATTCGTGGAGAAACGACGCCGTAGGAGTGGCGTTGATAAGCGACAACAGCAGCTTCGTTATTTCAGGTATTGAGCTTAAGAATCGAAGCTGGTCTAATACGACTGGATTGATCCAAGGAGTAACTACAATAACATCAAGTAATGAAGCAAAAAAAGATTTTAATGGATTTCAAAACACACAAAGTATCGCGGAATATACGCATGCTAGTGCCGCTTATGAATGTACTGTTACTCAATTCAAGAACGGGCAAATGGGATATCTGGCATCAGTGGGAGAATGGATGGAGATCATAAATAATTTAGATGAGATTAACAGATGCATGTCTCTTATCGATGGATTAGATATAGACGAAGGCACTACAAGTTATTGGACTAGCACTCAATATAATTATGAGAAAGCATGGTTAGTGACTTATAACGGGAATGAGTTTTATCCAAATGATGAGAGAAAGGGCGTTTCCTTCTATGCTATTAGAGTAATATCACAATTAAAGTGATTATATACCTAAACGATAAATAATATGAAAGTATTATCATTATTTGACGGGATATCATGTGGGTATCTAGCGTTACGGAGGGCCGGCATACCTATAGATACTTATTACGCCTCGGAGATAGACAAGACATGCATAAAGGTAAGTCAAAAACATTTTCCGAATATCATCCAGTTAGGGGATGTCAATAACTGGAGAACATGGGATATCCCTTGGAAAGACATAGATCTGGTCATGGGAGGATTTTGTTGCCAGAGTTTCTCTAGCTCAGGTAAGGGTAAGGGGTTTATGGACGCAAGGGGAAGGCTTTTCTTCTGCTTTTCGGACATCGTAAGGTATTTAAAGAAGGAGACCAAAGGTAAGATCCTGTTCTTGGGCGAGAACGTCCGGATGCGGGACGAGCATCGCCGAGTGATAACGGAGGAGCTGGGCGTAGAGCCGGTGGAGATCGATAGCGCCTTGGTCTCGGCACAGACCCGGCATCGTCTTTATTGGTGTAATTGGCCGGTAGAAATGCCGAAAGACAAACATATATCGTTGGATGATATTTTAGAGCATGACAAGGGCTGGAATCCGGGAGCCATAAGAGGAATATATATAGGAGTCATTGTCGGTAGAAGGATAGGAGAGGACGGACATCGAAAGGATTATGACAAGAACGTGAAAATAACGCAATGTCTGGAAGTAAGAAAAGACAAGAATACTACCTCTATTAAGAAAAGTAATTGCCTTACAACAGTCATGAAAGATAACGTGATATCATCATTACCGCCCGGAAGATATCCTAATGCCTTTGACATGAAAGATAAGTTCAGATACCTGACTCCTGTGGAGATGTGTAGGCTACAGACATTGCCGGATGATTACCTTGATGGGATAGCCCCGAATACGGCCATGTCTTTAGCGGGAAACGGATGGACAGTGGATGTGATAGCCCATTTGCTAAGAAGCATAGAGCGTAAGCAGATGAATGATATTGTAAAGGAGTTTCGCAAGATCACTGATGAGCTTATGTTCGGATCATCAGAAACGGATACTAATGTGACATGTGATAAACATGAGCAAAATAAAGCCATACGGAAGAGTCAAAACAGTTAAGGGGTCTTCATGGAAAAAGGATATACATCCACCAAAAGGGCACAAGAATTGGTGGGAGGATATATGTGATCCTGTACCTAGAAGTATTATGAAATTAAATTTCAAAAAGGAAATAAACAATCAAATTTGGTATGAGCAAAAGCAGGGAAATGATTAAACAGGAATTAAATTTATCAGATCAAGAATATAACTTTCTTGAAAAATATCAATCTATGAAATTATCACAGAGGTTTGGTAATGTTTTCGATAGATTAAAAAATGATAAGTCTAAAGCAATTTACACTCATGATGGGTCAATACAGTTGTTTTATATACAAGGTAAAAGAGTAGATAAAGAAGAATGGGATAAACTTCATAGATCATGATAATTACTAAAAAATGGTCAATGCCGAATAAAGAGACATTCAGCATAAGACCGATAAGGGAACTTATAGACAAATATCGAGAAGAGGGGATGGTTATAGTGGATCCGTTCGCCAGAAACAGCGATATAGGGACGATAACCAACGATCTTGATCCTGAGACTAAGGCTATGTATCATAAAGACGCCACGGACTTCTTGTGTCATCTTGATGATAATATAGCTGATATGGTATTATATGATCCACCATATTCTGCGAGACAGGTATCTGAGTCGTATAAAAGACTTGGAGGATCTGTTGATATGCAAACAACGCAATCCAGCTACTGGGCTAGGCAGAAGAATGAAATAGCTAGGATCACCAAGAAGGGCGGGGTGGTCATTACCTGTGCATGGAACTCCGGCGGTATAGGGGCAGGGCTTGGTTTCGAGCAGCAGGAGATTCTTCTAGTGGCTCATGGGGGATGGCATAATGATACGATAGTTACAGTAGAAAGGAAAATGAAATTATGAAGGAAAGAATATTCACCACAAAAGAACAGGGGAGGGTGCTGGTCGAGGCCGGCCTCCCTATCTCCACCGCCATCGGCTTCAGAGACAAGTACCTTGACTCATTGCATTCTATGGAGGATGACGCTGGTCGTATAGGACTGATCGAGGCCGTTACCCCGGATATATCCGACCCGGTTTGGGATGTAGGGACGTTACTGAATTTACTCCCATATGAGATAGATGGTTCTACATTCGAATGTTATAAGCTAGAACATGCATGGTCTGTAACGTATAGAGATATAGATGAGATTCCTATATATTGGAGTAGTGAGAAACTTCTTGTAGACACATTATTTTCGATGATGATGGAATTACTTAAACATAAGATTATATGAGCATAAAGCAAATAACAAAATTAAGGTACAAAACGAAAAATAAGCCTCCTATAGAAGGGGTTCCTCTTTTAGGATACAACAAAAAATATAGCTGTCCGTGGGAAGTAATGTACAGGAGAGGGGATAAGTACTACACCTGCATGAAGTATGATGCTGAATTTGAAATATATCCACCGGAAGAATATGAATATTTATATCCATGAGAACATGAAGCAAGTAACAAGAATAAGATACAAAACGGTGGATAATCCACCTATGGCCAATGTCCCTCTTATAGGATACAGCAAAAAATATGACTGTTGGGTAGCGTTAGTATACAGAAAAGGGGGTAACTATTACACCAATATGGAGTGCGATGTTGAATACAAGACATCCCCTCCAGATGAGTACGAATACGTATATCCGTGAGAACTAGAAGGGATATATTTATATTTAAGCATGATTAATATTATTTTTATATTATTCATGCTTTTATTTTTGTTTAAATCTTACTTTTGTATCAACATTAAAAACCAGATTATTATGGATGGAGACAAACAAAAAGTCAATGAACTTACAATGAGGACGCTGGGTTCTCATTATGGCGGATATGCCTATGTAAAGGTAAAAAATCGTCAAGCTGATGTAAAGATAGATTGGAAGTTGTTGAGAGCTATAGAAGAAGGAGAGGTGGAGATAGACAACGAAAAATACCATCTATCCGGGATAGAGTATGTAGCTAAAAGATATCAGGACATGTTTTACGCTGGTCGTGATATTTATTATTTCAAAGGCATAGGAGGGCATGGGATGACCGATCTTCTTAGAAACGCTATAGATGATTTACTAGACACCATAAGTAGTAGAGAGGCTTATCGTAGTGCAGAGCATAGAATGTACGCCCAAATGAATCAACTTACTGAAGCGGGAGCCATGATCGGCTTGGCTATAGAATTACTAACATCTAATATCCGTCATAGTTATGGACGATATCCAAGACCTGTGGAGGTGGAGGGAGAAGATAAACATTGATGACTTCAAAGAGGATCCTATGGCTGAGGATATGCCATTATATTTCCCGTGCGCCGTCGTATGGCATGTGAATTGGGGTGAGCATGACGCTGATAATTATATATGTTATGGATTTGTTTATGTAGCAGAAATATTAGGGATATGAACATTAAAAAACAGATAATTCTTGACGATAAAGACTATGAGCGATTAGTGCACGATGCTAATCTCAGTAATGATGAGATAAAAAGCAAAATCGCCAGCGCTCTAACCACCGATATAGTGGTTAGTTTCGATTTCGATGTAAATAAAAAGGTTACGGGGAATATAAGGATCGAAAGCGCCACCTATAATCTAGGATATAATGAATATGATAATATCGTAAGGGCTAGAGACGAGAATATTCACCATGCTGTTTATACAGCTATATATGATTATCTTGAGAAAATAAAGAGAGATAATAATGAGCTAAGCGCAAAAGATTGGATATTATTCACATCTATAATCTTATATATTTTCGCAATGGGATTTGCAGGTGGATGGTTGGTATTTAGTTGATTAAATCATGGATAATTTAAAAGACATACAAAATATAACCGGTCTTACGTCAGAAGCTATATTCAATATACGTAAACCTGTTGATTATATGTGTAGTGATATAGATAGTCATATAAAAGATATCGAGACACAATGTGATTATATTATGGATAGGGATGAGGGAGATGTTATATACTATTCAAAATCAATTAAATCAGATGTAGATTCTTATTTCAAGGATATACGATCAAAAGTTGAGAATCTTCTTGATTGGGGAGAACAGTGGAAAGTACTGGCTAAAGATCTGTTTGATGAGTTGATGAAAGTGAATAGCAATAAGGCCATAGACAGCTATCTATCTTATGAGGCATTGGAGAAGATTAAGGAACATTTTAAAAATCAATAAATATGAGCAAGCTGTTATTTTTTGACTTAGAGACAACCGGGGTCAAATTTTGGAGAAACGGGATACACCAAATAGGAGGGATCGTGGATATCGACGGGCAGGAGGCCGAGAGGTTCGACATCCGCCTAGCCCCGAACCCGGCCGCCACGATAGAGCAGGAGGCGCTGGACGTGGCCGGCGTTACCTTG